ATAGGAAGATATAAAAACAATGAAATTAAACCTATTATATTTCCCAATATCATAGTAGATGTTGCTAAGAATTATAATAATGCTTACATACTTTGTGAGGTAAATGATATTGGTGGACAGGTAGCAGACATTATTCAGTTTGATTTGGAGTATGAGAATTTACTAATGGCTGCTATGAGAGGAAGAGCAGGGCAACAATTGGGACAAGGGTTCTCAGGTAAGAAGACACAACTTGGTGTAAAGATGAGTACTGCTGTTAAACAAGTAGGGTGTTCTAACCTTAAAGCATTGATAGAAGATGATAAATTGATGATACAAGATTATGATACGATTGCGGAATTAACAACCTTTATCCAAAAGGGTAATTCATTCCAAGCGGAAGATGGATGTCATGATGACCTTGCAATGTGTTTGGTTATGTTTGCATGGATGGCAATGCAAGAATACTTTAAAGAGATGCATGATAATGATGTGAGGCAAAGGATATACGATGATCAAAGAGATTCTATAGAACAAGATATGTCTCCATTTGGATTTGTTAGTGATGGTTTAGATGATGACCATATAATAGATGCACAAGGGGAAAGATGGGAACTTGCGGAATATGGTGACGTACAGCATATGTTAGACTTCAGGTGAGTATTCAAAAATATAAATAATCTTAGTTAACCGACCACGGGATATCTAGGAGTTTATAAACATGGCAGCCAATCAATTATCGCCAGGTGTAGTAGTACAGGAGAGAGACCTGACAACTATTACCAGCTTATCAACAGCAAACTTGGGTGTATTAGCTGCACCGTTTGAACTTGGACCTGTTGAGGAAGTAGTACAAGTTACTTCAGAAAGAGATTTAGTAGAAAAGTTTGGTAAACCAAACGACAACAACTATGAGTATTGGTACACTGCATCGCAGTTCCTATCTTATGGTGGTGTTTTAAAAGCAATTAGGGTTAACTCTGCAGCACTGAAGAATGGTGTTAATTCAGGTACTGCTCCTCTAATCACAAATTTAGATAATTATGAGTCTTCTTGGGAAAGTTCAAATAACAACTGGAACTGGGGTGCAAGAACTCCTGGTCATAAAGGTAACTCAATCGGTGTATTTGTAACAGACTCTGGTGCTGATCAAATTGCCGTTCTTCCAGCTCCTGGTTCAGGTAACGAGCATGAGTTCGTTGCTGATGCTGCTCTTAGTGCATCTTCAGGTGCTGCTGGTAAAGTATTCAAATATGCTCTCCGACTAACAGTTGGTTCTGTTGTTGGTACATTCACTCCTGGTGCTACTACTACAATTAATATTGGTGGTTCACAAGAGTCAGTTAATGTTCTTGCATGGGATGAGAATAATAAGAAATTAGAAATAGGACTTCCTAGTGGTGGTGTTACTGGTATCATTGCTGATGGTCAGACAGTTACTGCTGGTACTAATACTGCTGTTATCTCAACAGGTGGTATTGAGCGTCAACTATACATAGCACTCAATAAGGACAGCATTGAATTTGATGGTTCTGATGTTGTTGCTGACACAAACTCTACTAACGTAACTGTTTCAACAGTTCGTGTTGAGTATAACGAGCGTGAGTATCTTCCTGGTGTTAAGTGGATTAATGTTGCTCCACGTCCAGGAACTTCTCAAACAGTTGCTGGTCAAGGTGGATTCCGTGACGAACTACATGTTGTTGTAGTTGATGTTGACGGTGGAATTACTGGTACATCTGGTGCTGTTCTTGAGCGTTTCATTGGAATGTCTAAGGCATCTGATGGTAAGACTTCAGTTGGTGAAACTAATTACTACGTTACTGTAATTAAGCAACGTTCTAATTACATCTATTGGGGTAATCATGAGACTGGATTGTTCTCTGCAACAGGTACTGCTTCAGATGGTAACTGGGGATTAACTGGTGTAGGTCGTCAGTTTAACCTACTACGTTCTTCTGCTGGTACTACTGATTTCCCAGGTGGTTCTTTCACAATCGGTTCTAAGAATAACGCAACATTCTATTACAGACTTGCTGATGGTGTTAGTTATTCAGTTGCTAGTGGTGAGTACAGTGTATCAAGTACAGATGTTGAGAGTGCATATCAGTTGATTTCTGATCCAGAGTCACAAACAATTGATTACATTCTTACTGGTCCTTCAGGTGTTGATGATGGAACTGCTAAGGCTAAAGTAACTGCTCTAACAAGTATTGTTGAAGAGCGTCGTGACTGCCTATTATTTGTTTCTCCACGTAGAGCAAATGTTGTTGGTGTAAGTTCTTCTGCTACACAAACAGAAAATATTGAATCATTCTTTAAACTACTACCAAGTTCTTCTTACGTTTGTTTTGATTCTGGATATAAGTATATCTACGATAAGTACAATGATGTTTATCGTTACGTTCCTTGTAATGGTGACGTTGCTGGACTATGTTTACAGACAACAGAGACTGCAGAACCTTGGTTCTCACCTGCTGGTTTCCAACGTGGTGTTCTAAGAAATGCTATTAAACTTGCATTTACACCTAACAAGACTCAGCGTGATACATTATACGCAAATAGAATTAACCCAATAGTCGCCTTCCCAGGTCAGGGTGTAGTTCTTTATGGTGATAAGACTGCTCTATCATATGCTTCCGCATTCGATAGAATAAACGTTCGTCGTTTATTCCTTACAATCGAACGTGTTGTAAGTGGTGCTGCTAAAGCACAACTCTTCGAGCAAAATGATGAGGCACAAAGATCACTATTCTTAAATATTATTGAACCATACCTACGTGACGTACAAGGTCGTCGTGGTGTAACTGATTTCTTAATCAAGTGTGATAGCGATAATAACCCACCAGAGGCTATAGATCGTGGTGAATTCTACGCAGAGGTTTTTGTGAAACCAACTCGTACAATTAACTACATTACTCTAACATTCGTTGCTACACGTACTGGTGTTGCATTTAGCGAAGTTGCTCAGTAAGTAACAATTAAATACAGTTAGAATAGCGGAGGAAACTCCGCTATTTTTTATGTCTAAAAATATTCATTATACTAAATATAAAGGACAGGATTAAACCAAAGGGAATTTTACTATCATGGCTAATAGAGGATCACTTGACAGTTTTAAAGCTGCGGTTACTTCGGATTTCGCAAGACCTAATCTGTTCCAAGTTGACTTGGCATTCCCTACTGGGATTATATCAGGTTCTGCAGAACTTGCAAAACTAGGTGCATTTACAATTAGAGCAGCAAACTTACCAGCATCTCAGATAGGTGTTATAGAAGTACCATTTAGAGGACGAGTTTTAAAGATTGCTGGAGACAGAACATTTGAACCTTGGACTGTTACTATTCAAAATGACAGTGGATTTAAATTAAGAACTGCATTTGAAACATGGGCAGCTGCAATACAAGGATATGATGAGAACTATACATCAACAACTGAGTCAGGTAATGCTCTTAATGATACAGATGATGCAGTAGGTTACTTTGCAGACATGGAAGTACACCAGTTATCTCGTGATGTTAAGAGTGATGAAAACGCTAATGTACTTAAGTCTTACAAGTTCTACAACGTATTCCCAAGTTCTATCGCTGCTATAGATTTAGATTTCGGTAACAACGATGCTGTTGAAGAGTTTACAGTTGAACTACAAGTTCAGTACTGGACTCCGATTGTTAAAAACTCCTAGTTTAGAAACTACCTAAATAAGGTAGGAACAATAAGTTTTTAATAATGTCGCAGCTCTTTGGATTTTCACTAGAGAGAGCAAAGAAGGTTCCGAAGGGGCCTTCTTTTGTTCAAAAGGATAGTTTAGATGGGTCACAACCTATTGCAGGTGGTGGGTACTTTGGCTATTCTATTGATCTTGATGGAGTAGTAAGAAATGATTATGACCTTATATCAAGATATAGGGAGATGGTTTTACAACCAGAATGTGATAGTGCAGTAGATGATGTAGTCAATGAGACTATATGTGGTAACTTTGATGACGTTCCAGTCTCTGTAGAATTATCAAATTTAAAAGTATCTGAAAAAATTAAGAAGTTAATCCGTGAGGAGTTCGATGAAATCCTCCGTCTTCTTGATTTTGAAAACAGGTCATACGAAATCTTCCGTCGATGGTATGTTGATGGGAGACTTTTTTATCATAAGGTTATAGATCCTAAAAACCCTAAAGGTGGATTGATAGACCTTAGATATATTGACCCTCGTAAGATTCGTAAAGTAACTGAGTATGAGGAAAAGAAACCCGATCAACTTCGGGGTATGGATCTTAATACTCAACTCACGCAAAGAGCAGCATCTTATTTCTTATACAATCCAAAAGGATTAAAGAATAGTACCAACCAAGGTATGAAGATTGCTCCCGATTCTATTACATATTGCCATTCAGGTGTTCAAGACCTTAACAAGAATATGGTCTTGTCTCATTTGCATAAGGCAATTAAGGCAGTCAATCAATTAAGAATGATTGAAGACTCTCTTGTTATCTACAGATTATCAAGAGCACCAGAAAGAAGAATTTTCTATATCGATGTAGGTAACCTTCCTAAGAATAAAGCGGAACAATATCTACGTGAGGTAATGGGTCGTTACAGAAATAAACTTGTATACGATGCAAACACTGGTGAGATAAAGGATGACAAGAAGTTCATGTCCATGTTGGAAGACTTCTGGTTACCTAGAAGAGAAGGTGGTAGAGGAACTGAGATTACTACATTACCTGGTGGTCAGAACCTTGGAGAACTTTCTGATATTGAATATTTCCAATCTAAATTATACAAGTCATTAAATGTTCCATCAAGTAGACTAGACAGTCAAGGTGGATTTAATCTAGGTAGATCATCAGAGATCTTAAGAGATGAACTTAAGTTTACTAAGTTTGTAGGTAGATTACGTAAGAGATTCTCACAAGTCTTTATGGATATGCTTAAGACTCAGTTGATT